TTGTAAGGTGTAAAGATATTTTGAGAACATTTTTTCAACATCTTCACCTGTTTTACTTGTCATTCCGAGTAGCGAGTTTTTCATAGACGTAGAAGCATCTATGGTGAAATCTAAAGCGGCTTCGGTGAATCCACTACGGCGACCTTTTATAAAGTCGATTCCTAAACTTCGATTATCAACGATACAGGCTTTAATGAAATAGTACATCTGACATTGCGCCCAACGAAATTCCTTATACCCTCCCACGTCAAGCATTTTATTGTGAGTTAGACCCATGTAATGCTCTCCAACCAAGTAGATAACTTCTCCGTTATTGTAAAAATGAACTCCTTCTCGCCTTCTTCTAAATTCTTCTAAAATGTATTCAGTAAAGGCGTCTTCGGTTTCAGGAGATAGCCCTTTCGGCGGTTCGGGTCTGCGCCAATATTGTTCTTCTTTTGGAAGGTTCCAAAAAAGTATGCTTTTCTTGTTTTTGGGAATTTCAGGGAGTTGAATCTTGAGATTGTCTAAAACTAATATTTCACCTCTTGTTCCTTTCGGGTCTAATACAATTGCGTCTTCTTTTTCGTTATACCATTCTGTGTAGTAGTTTTTAAGAGGAAAAAATTCGCCTTTTGAATATCTTTCAGGAAATCCCGGTTTAAATTCCCTTTCTTTAAAATCAACAATACCTGACTCTAATTGATGTCTTAATGAAATAAGCCCTGAATCTATTTCTTGTATTGCCCTAAATAATATTGGCTTTGCCTTAATTGCCTTACCGTACTGTTCTGCATCTAAATCATCAAATGAAATATTTTTCCTTAATGCTTGTCTTAAAACTTCAACGGAATTTTCACCTGCTTGAATTAATTTCTTGACATACTTGTTTAGTTTTTCTTCACTTGGCGAATTTGGAGAGTTTTGCCACAGCGCTATCATTTCCTTTATAGCAGAGAAAGAGTCGTATCTTGATTGTACTAATGTGCTTAGTTTTTCATCGGCAACTCCAAGGACATCAACGTTACGCATCATCCCTTCAATAGAGTTTGATATTGACGCTTCAATGTCTTGGGAAAGATTTTTCATTTAGATTTAAAATAATAATAGCAAATCTACAAAATTTTTTGTATTATCTTAATCAAGTAACCCAAAAAGGACTCGAACCTTTAAAATCTTGTTCCTAAGACAAGCGCGTTTACCATTTCGCCATTGGGTCTTTTTATAGCAGAGAACAAGGGAATCGAACCCTCACCGCTTTTACACGGACTCGATTAGCAGTCGAGCGCAACGAACCAATATTTGCCTATTTTCTATTTAGCGGAAGCGAGAGGAATCGAACCTCCAATACATTACGCATTACCTGTTTTCAAGACAAGCCCTTCGTCCATTCAGACCACTTCCTTTAGTAATCGAGGTGGGATTTGAACCCACAGCGGGACAGATTTTAAGTCTGATGCGTTTACCGTTTCGCCACTCGATTGTTTAAAAACTCGTGGGATAAACTAACCTTCAGCATTTTAAGTTCCTTACTGCCTTAATGTACACTCCGAACAGTTGCTAAATTTATCCCTCGAATTTTTCGTGGAGGTAGATGGACTTGAACCACCTATCTATGCAGATTAACAGATTTACAGTCTGTCGCCTATCCAGTTCGGCATTACCCCCAAATAAAAAACCCCGAATCTTTCGACACGGGGTTTAATTGTATATTGATTAAGTTTATCCAATAACAAAGTCCCCGCTTGATAGCGATAAACTAAGTGAAAGATATAAACTTGTTGTTTTCATATTGCAAATGTAGTAAAATATTTCAATCCGCCAAGGATAATAGAAAAAAAGTATCATTTTGAAATTTGTAATAGAAAATAATTATCTTTGCTAAGACCAAACACCTTTTACCCAAATGGATAACAACAACGACTCTTTTGTAAAGCCTGATGCGCATATATCTTTTCCGTCACAATTGGATTCTTTTGAGGTTAAGAAAAAGCAGGAGTGGGGATTACAATTGGCGCGCCAAATAAGTAACGAATGGTTTTATGGACTAGGCGTAACAAATGGGTGTCTTAATTCGCGATTCAACACGCAACGACAAGATTTCATAGAGCGCAGAATCTACGCAATGGGCTTGGAGTCAATGGAAAAATATAAGCCGATTTTCAATCCTAATGGCGACAAATCATATTTAAACTTATCTAAAAAGGCAATTTCGCCACTTCCAAAATTCATAGACGTAGTTGTTAATGGTATGGCTGATAGAGGTTATTCTATTACCGCAACATCAATTGACCCGATTGGATATTCTGAAAGGATTGCTTACAGGGAGAAAATCGAAAATGACAAAAACGCCAAAGATGTAATTATCAAGGCTAAAGAAACATTCGGAATCGATATTGGAAGTATGCCTGTTGACCAATTACCGGAAACTGATGATGAACTTAAATTGCACATGCAGTTGGAATACAAACAAGACATTGAACTTTCAACAGAATTGGCAATTGAGGAAGTAATGGCGGAGAATCGGTACAACGAAATGATTGACCGAATGATAAAAAGGGACTTGGCAGTTTTAGGAACAGCTTGGGTTAAAAACGAATTCATACCGGACAGAGGCGTTGTTTTAAAATACGTTAATCCTGAAAATAAAATCCAAAGTTATACAGAATCGCCTTATTACGACGACTGTTTTTATCACGGGGAATTTAAAACGGTTCCGCTAAGTGAGATTTACACAGATTTCCAATGGGTAAATGAGCCGGGCAACGCTAAGATAAAAGAGCAAATTGCCAATTCAGGTCAATCGTGGTGGAGTTACAATTTATATTCCGATGCCGACAGAATCAAAGGAACCGCAAGTTTGTTATACTTCACTTATAAAACCACACGAGAAAGAAGCAAAAAACTTATCAATCGCCCAACCGGAGAAAAAGTCGTAATGGAATACAGCGAAGGTAAAAACGTAACCGGAAATTACGAACCGTTCAAAAGAATATCTCTTGTTGAAGAAGTTTTAATGGAAGGTGTTTTGGTATTAGGAACCGACATTCTTTTAAAATGGGAAGTTTGTGAGAATATGTCACGCCCTAAATCAGACAAGCAAAAAGTAGTTGAGCAGTATATCGGAATTGCTCCAAACAGAGAACGAGGTTATATCGATTCGCTTGTTGCAAGAATGATTACCACTCAAGACCAATTAAATATACTTCAGTTAAAAGGAGAGCAGTTAATTCAGAAAATACAGCCGGACGGTTTTATTATTGACCCTGATGCAATTGCCGAATTGGATTTTGGAAACGGAACCGTAATGAAAGTTCAGAATGTTATTGATATGTTTTGGCAAACCGGTAGTATTTTCGCAAGAAGTTTCGGAGCTAATGGTGATCCGATGTATTCAAAACCAATCACCGAATTAAAAACGGGAAGTTCGCTTGAAAAATTACAGGCAATCACCGTTCTTAAAATGCAGCATATCGACCAATTACGTGATTTAATTGGCTTGAATAAATTTTCCGACGCCTCAACACCGGATAAAGACAGTTTGGTAGGACTTCAAAAAGCCGCAGCATTAAGTACAAACATAGCAACCCGTCATATTTTAGACGGCGCTTCCGACATTACAAAAAGAACTGCTGAAGCTATTTTATACAGAGTCGCGGATTTGCTTAAATATTCAGATTTAAAAGACGATTTCGCAAGAAAGATTGGAGCGACTGCCGTTAAAACATTGGATTCTATTAAGGAATTACATTTACACGACTTTGCAATTTTCTTATCTCTCGAACTCGATGCGGAAGAAAAGGCTAAGTTGGAAATGGATATGAGCAAAGCCATTGAGAAAGGACAACTCTCTTTACAAGACAAATACAAAGTAATGAAGATTAAAAACTTTGATTTGGCAATTGCGTATTTGACAATTCTAATCGAGAAATTCCAAGCTAAACAGCAAAAACAAAAACTTGAAGACATTCAAGCGAATACTCAATCTCAAACACAAATCGTACAAGCGAGTGAGGAATTTAAGCAGAAAACATTACAAATGCAAGGTCAAATGGACGCTCAGTTACAGCAAATGGTTAATGATGGACTGATTCAAAAAGAAAACGTGAAAGGCGTTAACGATAGGGAGACGATGAAATTGAAAATCCAAGGCGATTTGGCGGTTGCTCAAACAAATGGCGGCGTTCAAATGGATAAGATGAATTTTTTAGAAGACAGAAAAGATGAGCGTTCGGTTAAAGAAGCGACTCAAAATTCCGAAATGATTGAACAACGCAAAAAAGAAGGAGCCGCGCCAATTGACTTTGAAGCGAAAGAAATTGACGATTCTATTTTTGAATTAAGTGGTCAATAAAAATAATTATGTAAAATAGAAATTGTAAAATTTAAAAGCCCTATTGAACTAACCATAGGGCTTTTCTCTCTGTAATGCGATACGGTATCATTTTCTATAAGTTGCGTAAATCAAAAATGACAAACATTTACGCCCACATAATCCAACCTGTTTGCACGGCCTACGGTTGCGAGGGAGGATGGATTCGAACCATCAAATTATCTTTAATACTCAAAACAGAACTTACGTACGCTCTACTTTTTTCTGTCCAGAAACTATCCTTACACTACATAAGGTAGCTTTTACCACGACCACTCGGCACCTTGCCCCCGTTTTGATAGTCTTTCCTATCAGTCATATTTTTTACGTTTGCTTGACTTATGTATTAAACCACTTTAAAAGGTAACGTTTCCTCCAATCTGCAACCACTTCCAAATACCCGTGATTGGTTTTCCTTATCGTATTCGGACTTGCTAAGTGGATGAAGCAAGATTCGAACTTGCACGCACACCAAGTGCTTATGTTGATTCGAACAACCATATCTTTCGACGTGTCTACCAATTCCACCATTCATCCAATTATAAAAAGCAATCTTATCAGGTGTAGCTTCTAAGTCCTCCGTTAATACTGCATCACTGCGTCGATTGCTTTTTGTTGTAATTACATTTCAAAAATAATTCAAATTCTCCAATATAAAAACACAAATAGAAAAATAGTATCAAAAGTAGATTTGCTATAAAAAATATTTATCTTTGTTACAGAAAACTAAATACTTATGATTCAAGTCAATTCGGTTAGGAATGTTGTAATGAGATTGTTGAACAAAACGAATAATGGATATATTAGTCCAGACGAGTTCAACGACTTTGCTAATTTGGCTCAAATGGATATTTTTGAGAACTTATTTTACCAATACGCAAATTGGCTAAATAAGGAAAACAAAAGAATGAGCAATAGTGAGTACGCAAATATTCCTAAAAATATTCGTGAGCAAATTGACGTTTTCGCAACTTATACTACGACTGCAAATTTCACTTACGATTCAATAACAAATCTTTGGTCATACACCGGAACCGACCTTTACAGAGCAGAAAATCTATCATTGGTAAATGCTCAAGGAAAAAAGACTGACATTGAAGAATTACGTAAATCAGAAGTAAATAGAGTTCAAAATTCAAATTACATTTCACCATCATTTACTTATCCTGCTTATGAAAGAGTTGGAGAAAGTTTCAGAATATTTCCCACTTTAACAACGGGATATTCGGCTGAATTATTCTTTATAAGAAAGCCTAAAACTCCGAAATGGACTTATGTAAACGTTCAAGGAAATCCGGTTTATTCAGCATCCGCATCCGATTTACAGAATATTGAATTGCATCCATCAAATTTTGTTCCGCTGATTGCCAAAATACTTCTTTACTGCGGTGTAAGTTTAAGGGAAGAACAGATTTTGCAAGCCTCAAAAGAAGAAGAAATTTTACTTGCTCAAAAACAAGCCTAAAAAATTAAGACATGCCAACAACACTTCCAATCACATATTATGAAGATGAATCCAATCACGGAAATTACGTTTATCGTACATTAGAAGAAATCGTCTATAACTTTATTCAAGGTTATACAGGGGATAATACTATAATTGGACACGTTGAGAGAAGAAACGTTTTGTTTTGGGCGAAACTTGGGTTAAAAGAATTTACAATTGACGCGCTCCGCGAAGTAAAAGCAGTAGAATTGGAATTAGGAGACACGCTCGACATTATATTACCTCCCGATTATTTAAGTTACGTTCGCGTTTCTTACGTAAATCAAAAAACCGGACAATTAATGCCTTTGGCTCGTGATTTATCAATGCCATTAGCAACCGCATACCTACAAGACCATAACGCCGTGTCATATTCTCTTTTTGCATCATCTTTCTGCCATTTAGTTATCCCTTCTTTGTTTGATAGAATGTTGTATTTTATCCATTTGTAAAGAGCGAGTTCGGCAATTTTATTTACCTT